CGGGACCCTTCTCTTTATCTCTTATGATCGCTACTTTATTAATAAAGTCGCAAATAAACTAATTCATCTACAAAATAAAAAATTGTTTACTTACAACGGTCAATACACTGAATACAAGAAGTTTATGCAAGATTATGTAAGGACAAAAACTCAAAATAAGAAAAGAGGGTGTATCTTCATGAGTTAGTCGTGGAGGTATACCCTCTTGTTTTTCACAGATTAAATATTATGATTTAAGCCTTATAGTAATTATCATACCTATTCTATGACTTTTGAAATACCCATAAGAATACTTAAAAATATCCCTCAAATACAAAATTGACTGGTGCTGCTATTATAAATAAAAAGATAATCCCATTGATAATTGAGATTATCAACCTATTCTTTTTGCTTACTTTAAGTCTATCAATCCAACTTTGTAGCTTTGTAATAAATGAAATTTTACCATGCAAACTTTTTAAAATCCACTTCATAACCATTTGCAAAGCGACTATGATAAAAAAGAGACGGACAAGTTAGGTTTTATTTTTAGATAATCCTTTAGTACACCACTGACAAAAGTTCTGATTAATCATCATTCATGAAAAAAACTATACTATTTTCCTTGTTACTAGTACTAATCTTGTATTACATCTTGTTTTTATCATTAACTTTTTCCGGGATATAAGAAATGGTAACTTTCCAACAATCCGATTTTATCCATTTTTTTATCGCTCTCTACTTATGAATTAGTTTATTATTAATAACAAATAGGCGTAAAAGAGATATCAATCAGTATACTAGTTTAGAAGACTTTAAAAAATAAATAAAAGATAGCTTCCAGATGCCACTGTATTTTTCAAGCTCAAGAATATATTGGTATAAAATAATTTATTTCAAAACTAATTCACCTAAATAAATTTGGTGGAAAATACAATTGATTACATGTGGCAATTACACAAAAATTACGTCACAAATCTTTATTTAATAAGTGTAGCTTATAATTATCTACCATTTATGACTGTATTTCGACTATATCCGACAATAAGGTAACATATAATCGGAAGATTATGTAAAATATTATTATAAAAAAAAATAAATAGAATAGCACTATTTATTGACGAAAAACGAACATAAGTTCTATATTTAGGTGTATTTATATTGGAATTTATATTTAGGAGGTTAGTTATGGGAGAGATAAACGGTTACGGTATTGATCTAACAACGAAGAAAGCGATTCATCAACTTAAAAATTTGACTATCGTTCAAAAAAATATTATCTTCAAAATTTTAGAAATAGAGGACGAAGAAGTGTTAGTTGATCTTATTGATATTACAACCAGTTGTAAGACAAAGAGGATCAGACGACTAGTGAAAATTTTTGCTAAACGTTTAGCAAAATAATTAAAAAAGCAACTAATTAATTTAAGGCTACTGAAAATCCATCCACGGATTAAATAAAAAAATCAGAATTTCAATTTTTGAAACATCATGATATCTATGTTCCTAGAACTGAAATCTGATTTTTCTCAAAAAGGACTTTTTCAGTACCCTCATTAAATTTGGTTGTTTTTTTTTGCGTTCATAACACGGATAAGCGCATTAAGTGCCCGAATTTCATCAATGTCTAGTTCAAGAGTGGATAAGATAAACTCCCTTAATTCCTCGTTATCATTTTTAAGCATATCTGCTAATTCTTCAATGAGTTGTTTTTCGTCATCATCGACTTGGTACATATCACCGTCACCAGTTCGTAACCAATTTTCGCTTACCTTATATTCAGAACAAATTAATTTGATCGTTCTATCTGTCACTGACCGTTGCCCACGTTCTATCATTGATAATGTACTGTTGTTTAATCCAATCCGTTCCCCAAACTGTACTAATGTTAGTTTTAAATCGTTTCTAATTTGCTTAATCCTTTCGCTTACCATTAAATGCACCTCCCTATATGCTGATTATAAACTAATTTTCTTACATAGTAAATAAACATTTATAAAATATCACATATTCTATTTACATTGTAAATAATATGATGTATTATTGAACAATAAAGTTCACAAAGTAATATAAAGTAAAATGTGGGGTGAAATAGATGCAAATAAGTTGGGTCCAAGAGCTATACCGTGAGATTAATCTACAATTTATTGATGCTGTTACAAAGCTAGAAGATAAAGAAGTAGCTTACTTAAAAGAATGGGTCAATGCAAAAGTAGATTCTAGAATAAAAAAAAGTCAAGTAATACTAGAGTTTAATCCTAAACGATGAATGGCCTAAAGTCAAACTTAAGTAAATATGGAAAAGAAGAGGATGAAGAAAAATGGGTAAAATAAAAAACGTGTTAACTGATCGCCTACACGTAACTAATAGCTCCACTGATGATAACGACATTAAGAGATCGTTAGCTCTCTTAGATGATTACAAGCGTGATAGAGTTAGAGTGAGCATACTTAAACAAGATTTAAGGGCGATTGACAGTGTTATGGGAAGTATTAAAACAGCTGTATGCGTGGACGAGAACGAAAAAGGAGTTGGGCTATCACACGTTGATTGGCTTAATATGATGATTGATAAAAAGCTTAAGCTAACACAAGAACTTGAACAAGTCCAACATTTTGTTAATCATGTCGAGGGTATTTTAACTGTCATGCGGCAGATTAGTGATGATTACTCATATCTTGCTTTTAAAAAAAGATACCTAGATGGTAAATCAACAATCTTGATCAGCCATGAGATCCCCTATTCATATGAGTGGGTGAGAGCTAAATCCAAAGAGATTTTACATGATTTTGCTTGGCTGAGTCGTAATGTAAATAGAATGAAAACAGAGTTGTAATTATGTTGTAATTTTTATACTTAAACCGTGTTATTATGATATCATCAGTTACTGACCAAAAGACAACCCAAACTAATTAAAGTCAGTTTCTGATGCACGAAAAACTAAAAAGATATCTGGTTAACAACTTAAAAGCCGAGCTAAAAAGTTCGGCTTTTAGTTATGTGGTGATACTGTGCTTTTTGTATCGATAGAGGCCACAAAATCAGATTAACAGAAAAGGGGTGATGCGATGCCAAAGTCGAGAAGTCCAAATTAATTAACAACCTAACAAGATAGATTTGCCTACTATTACATTGAGATAAATAACGTTATCTTAAACTTTGTTTATCGTAAGAATCCAAAATTAGATGAAAAGAGATGAAATAGGAAGTTAAATCAATTGAGTACCTGAGCAAAGACTATTAGAATCAATTAATTTGGAATACTAGCTGGTGAGCTTTATGAGTCATATTATCTTTGCATGATGAATGACCGTAAATGACTAAGTGAATAAAATGTTATTCCCCTATCGACAAAGAAGGTCGTTAAACTACTAAAATCTTAGAGACTACAAGCGAAGTCTAAACAAGCTCTATCGATAAACGAGGTGATCATGTGAATGTTTATGGTTTGAATAGTTGCGAGTTTGAAAAGAATTTTAATTCAAAAGTGACCGTCTCATTGGTAAAGACGATTAGAGAAGGATTTATAGCCAAACAAAAATGGGTTAAGAAAAATGGAATTGGTAAAAAACAACTTAATTCAGCTAGCCCTAGAGAGGGAACCAAGCTCTCCTACGTCACGGTGCCTGACAGGGATTCTACGGTTAAGGTACCTAGAGGCTACCAAATAGCATTTACCGATTTCTATGACAACATCTTAAAGTATAAACGATCGTCTGAAAAGTATTATCCCCATCCAGATGCTGTAGTCGCACGTGAGGTGAAAGTATGAGTTCAGAATTTATGTTTGATGAATTTCAAACATTTACGAATCATTTTCAGGAAAACTTACGAGAAGAAACATTTATTATTGACGTGATAAATAAATTGGGGAACCTCATGGTCCATGATGTTAAAATGAGTACTCCCGAGGTTCAATCTAATCATGCTGTCTTCTTTGTCCGAGGTGGTAAACTTTTAGTTTTTGAAGCTCCAGGCAAGACGACAAGTCAAGAAGGAAAGCTTCACCGAAATTGGGTTTTTGATGGTATTCAAGGTACTGGCAGTGGCTATGTTGTAACGATTTCTAATCATACCCTGTATGCATCGTTGGTAGAAAGTGGTTATCGAAAAAACGCTAGTTGGGTTGAAAGGAAGTTTTTCTTAAAAATTACAATGGAAGAAATCATGGGAAAATTGCCAAAAATCATTGGATCAGTATGCGTTGATTATTTAAAAAGGTTTGGTTTTTTATGATCGACGTGACGCTGGCGGTTACCAATCAGCTTAAAAAGATTATCCCTGGAGCTATAGTTTATCGCGAGACTCCAGAACAAAACTTGGAAGAGCCATCTTTTTATGTTTATGAAACGATGGCAGATAGTAAAGTTGAAATAATGGGGCGTGAAATCAGAACCCACTTATATTGTATCCTTTGGTTTCCTAATTCGAAAAAGAAAGATCCAGGTGTAAAAGAACAGTGCGAATATATGCGCAACAAGCTCCTAGACGAGTTTAATCAGCTTGATGATTTATCAGTAAGGTTACTTGATAGAGAAGCTAAGATCGAATCAGATGCCTTGCATATTACGTTTAAGATTCGTTACCGGGTTGCGCGCCTGGACCGGGCACCAAAAATTGCATCACTTGAGCAAAAAGGAGGACTGAAACATGGGTAAACCAACTAAAAAAATAGTGGTTGATGAAGAATTGACAAAAGCAAGCGAAAGAAAATATCCCAAGAAAAGTATTTTACAATCAAAAGCATTCACTCGTATTGAACGGGATTTCTTGGGAGCTTATTTAGCAGATAGAGATTATACAATGGCTGAAGCTAAAAAAGTTTTAGCAGATATTAAAAAAGGAGTGGTGAAATAAGATGGCAGGTGGAACATGGACAACTCAGAATAAAGTGCGTCCAGGCGCATATATAAACGTTCGATCAAACGGCAGTGTGGGTACTTCCGAATCTGTTTCTGGTGTAGTAGCATTGCCATTAGCTCTTGATTTTGGCCCGGAAAGCGAAGTCTTTGAGATTAATGGAAGTTCGGATTTAACAAGGTTCGGCTACGATTTAGATCACGAAAAGTTACTACTTTTACGAGAAACCCTAAAGCAAGCAGCGACTGTTTTAGTTTATCGGGTCGGGACTGGTGGTAAAGCAACGGCAACGGAAGGTGATTTATCCATTACGGCACGGTACGGTGGGACACGAGGTAATGAGATCAGTATCGTTTCGAAGGAAAATGTAAACACAACAGATGCCTTTGACGTCGAAACGTATTTAGCAGGAAGACTGGTGGATAGCCAAACAGCCAAGACAATTGCAGATTTAAAGGAAAATCGAGTGGTTAATTTTTCGGGTGAGGGAGAATTAACAGCGTTTACTGTTAAACTGTCAGGTGGAACCAATACTAATCCAACGACTCATGACTACATGACCTTTTTTAATAAAATCCAAGTCTTTGATTATAATACAATGGCTCTGCCCATAACCGATACAGCCGTAAAAACCGCAGGTGTCTCTTTTATTAACCGGATGAGAAATGAAGAAGGTAAGAAATGTCAGTTAGTGGTTAGTGGCGTTCAGGCAGATAATGAAGCTGTCATTAATGTAAAGAATGGGGTCATTCTAGCCGATGGCACAAGAATATCAGCTGAACAGGCAACAGCTTGGGTGGCAGGAGCTTCGGCAGCAGCAGGAGTTGCGACATCACTTACTTACAGAAAATACGACGGTGCCATTGATGTCACACAACGTTATTTGAACTCTGAAATCATTGAGGCACTTGAAAAAGGAGAATTTGTCTTTACTGAGAAGCGCGGGGAAGCGGTGATTGAGCAAGACATTAATAGCTTAACAACCGTTACACCAGAGAAAAGTAAAGACTTTTCCAAAAATCGTATTTTGCGAGTCTTAGATGATATAGCCAATAATACCAAGAAAACTTTTGCAGATAACTTCATTGGAAAAGTGAATAACGATCAAGATGGCCGTGAATTATTCAAGGCTGATCGAATTAATTATTTTAATATGTTGCAAGAGGCTGGGGCAATTTCTGATTTTTCTGTTGCAGATCTAGAGGTTGTGACCGGAAACGAAAAAGATTCTATTGTATTAAACGTAGCCGTTCAACCCGTTGATGCGATGGAGAAACTTTACATGACCGTCCAGGTCTTATAAGAAAGGAGCTAAAATAAATGAGTCAATTTTTAAAATCAGGTGATGTGATATCAGGTCGCGAGGGAACAGCTTTTATAACGATTGATGGTCGTAACGTACCCATGTTTTGGCTAAAAAATATTGAAGCAACCGTTGAGCTAGTCAAAACAGAGGTCCCTGTACTTGGAAAACGGATGAATCAACATAAAGTGACAGGCGCCACAGGATCAGGCTCTATGACCATTCATAAAGTCACGAGTGAATTTGCTCAGATTGGGATTGATTACTTGAAGACTGGAACGATTCCCAGTGTGAGTATTAAAATAACGAATGATGACCCAAGCTCAACTATTGGTCGGCAATCCACTTTGATTAGCGATGTCATTTTTGACTCCATTACCATCGCTAAACTTGATGTAGAATCAGATACGTTAGATGAAGATATTGACTTTACCTTCTCTGATGCTGATTTATTAGATTTGTTTGTTGAGCCAACACTAGGGTAATAATAGGAGGAAATAGGATGGATATAAAAAGTTTTATGATTGAAGCGGTCGGTGATACGAAAGAAGTGAAGATTGAGCGGTTCCCTGAACCCTTTGTTATCGAGGCCATTTCAGAGACAGAGAACGATCGTTTAAAAAAAGTTCATACGTCTAAGCGTCGCAGTAAAACAGGTAGCTTAATTAAAGATTTAGACACGGACAAATACGGGGATGCCTTATTGGCCCGTTGTGTCAAGGCTCCTGATCTACAAAATGCAGAGTTACAGACCTTCTTTAAAACAGAAGGTTCTGTAACGGATACGTTAAAAGCAATGCTACTTGCTGGCGAGTATGCAACTTTGACAAAAGAAGTGCTTGAACTCAATGGATTTAACGAGAGTGATGAAGAGCTCAAAGAAGAGATAAAAAACTAATGAAAGACGGTGATTCCGGAGAATATTGGTACGCTTTTCATGCGTACCATACCGCTGGGATAGCACCGTCTCAATTTATTTCTTTGCCTAGACGAGAGCGAGCCATGATTATGGCATTTACAGATATTCGCATAGAAGCAGAAGAAAAAACTTCTAAAAAAATGAAAAGTAGGTGAGACTCATGACAACACTCGAAGCCAGTTTAAAGCTTCGAGATCAATTTACGGCAGTTCTTAAAACGATTGATAATCGTTTGGATCAGGCGACACAGACCATGAATACTTTTAAACAGGAAGCAGCTGGTCCTGCTCAAGCTCTAAACCAGATGATAAGCATGACCACTGTTTCGGTTAATAAGTTAAATTCTCATGTTAGCTCAGAACTAGAGTCAGTGTGGAATGTGGCAACGTCTATGACTGAAAGAATCATCACATTATTTGGGAACTTTGGAAATAGAATCTCGACAATCTTTCAGCTCAACAGTGTAACTGAAAAGTTTGGATCACTTTTTACAGGCATTCTATCCAAAGCAAGTGCTACACTTTCTGCGGTCGGAAAAATGTTTCAAAAGAACCATTTAAACCCTTCTGTTTTATCAACAAGTCTTTTAAAGCTTTCGTCAGGTTTTGAAGGTTTGATTTCAACGTCGGCTTCTGCCGCCTTAAAAATCGGTAGCCATTTTAGCCAAGCCTTTAGGAGTACCCAAAATTCATTTAAGCCATTACAGCACGATTTGAAAAATGGTTTCTCATTAATTAAAGAATCAATGGGGCAGGTTACAACAGGGGTTAAAAGCTTCGTGACTGCACTGGGGTTGCAAAAAATAGCTAGTGCTGGACTTAATGCTTTGAAAAACTCTTTTGATGGAGCAATGGATCGGTTTGATACACTCAATCAATTTCCTAAGATGATGCAAGCAGTGGGGTTTGCAATGGACGAGGTCGAAACTAGTCATCAACGTCTAGTGGAAGGGATCGATGGCCTACCAACAGCATTAAACGATATCGTCCCAACCACTCAACGAATCGCCACCATGACAGGCGATTTAGAAAATGCAACAAGGACAACTATTTCATTAAATAATGCGTTCCTAGCGTCTGGAACAGATTCGGCACGAGCCTCGCAAGGTCTTGAGCAATATGTCCAAATGTTAGGGCGTGGAGAAGTGAATTTAACCTCTTGGCAATCCTTGATGGATACCATGCCAGTCGCGTTAAATGACGTTGCCAAAGCCATGGGATTTACAGGGAAATCCGCTCAATATGATTTATACGACGCCTTAAACGAAGGTCATGTGACCTTTGACCAATTTAATGCAAAATTGATTGAGCTTTTTGACACCGGAACCGAAGGAGCAAAACGGGCTTTGATTGGATCGGAAGGAATCAAAACCAGCTTTAAAAACATCCAAACAGCCGTTACGAATGGGGTCGAGGGATCCATTAGAAAACTAGATGAATTAACAGAAGCGTTTACCGGGAAAAATATTGCTCAGCATTTAGATAGTGGAAAAGAGTTAGTCCGAGAAGTTTTTCGATCCATTAACGGCTATATGGATGAAAGTGGCCAATACCTTGAGGGGTTTATGGATAAAATCCCCGGGATAATCAACAAGGTCAAACCTTATTTAGAGGTCTTAAAAAATGCGTTTAATGATCTTAAGGAGCCAATCGGTAATGCCCTATCTACCATCAAAAATAGCTTGGTTGAATTGATAAGCTCATTTGGGAGTGAAGAAAGTGTAGCTGGATTTCAAGGCTTTATGGATTCAATAGTTTATGGAATCACCCAAATTGCCGAGTTTGCAAAAAAGCATTCGGATAAGATTGCCAAGTTGATTTTAATACTCCCTAAATTAGCCATGGGGTTTATCGGTTTTAAGATCGGGAAAGGGATCTTATCACCTTTGTTAACTTTTGGTAAAGGACTGGGTACAATCTTATCAGCCACTGGCAAGTTAGGAGGGAATTTTCTAAGTCTATTTGGTTTTGGCAAAGAAAATCCAGGGAAAAACCCCCTAGAAAGCATAGGGGGTGAAGGTGGCTTTGGTGATAAGTCAATCACTAACCCTTTGTCCCCATTTTTAGATACTTTAAATGGGTTTGCGAAAGGAGCTACTAATCTTGCTCTAGTATTTGGTGTCATTTTACTAATCAAGCAAGCTGCCAAAGCAATGGAAGTAATCAACAAAAGCGTTCCTTCAAACTTCGGAAAATTCGCCAAAAAACTCGGGAATATGGCTATCGCTTTAATTGGGATGGGTACTTTCGTGATTGTGGCAGGTAAGTTAGCTAAAAAGGATCCGGCGTCTGCCCTAGCGGGATTAGCCATGGTCGCTGGAATCTCGGCTAATTTATTACTAGCCGCCGAAGCGATGAAACAAATAGATCAAAAAGTACCAGACGAGTTTGGGAGCTTCGCTGTTAAATTGGGTGTCATGGGAGTAGCCATTGGTGGAATGGGCGTGTTGATTGGAATAGTGGGGATGTTGACTAAGATGAATCCTGTCGCCGCTTTAGCAGGATTAGCAATGATCGCCTTAATTTCATTGGAGCTTATGATCGTAGCGAATGCTATGCAACAAGTGGATCGAAAAGTGCCGGATGATATGGGAGCCTTTGCAACAAAGGTTGCAAATATGGCCATTGCAATCGGGAGCTTCGCTTTATTAGCTGGAGCCATTGGGGCTGTCATGGCAACCGGAATAGGAGGCGTGGCTATAATAGCTGGCTTGGTAGTGATAGCACTAGTGGCACTTGAATTAATGTTAGTGGCAGAGGTAATAAAGCAAGTGAATCAAAAAGTTCCTGACAACATCGGAAACTTTGCGTCTAAAATCGCTAATATGGCGATGGCTATAGGCGCATTTGCTGGTTTGGCGACAGTCATTGGATTAGTCATGGCGACCGGGATCGGAGGAGCCGCTATTTTATTGGGACTTGCCGCTATTGCTTTAGTGGCACTTGAATTAATGTTGGTTGCCGAAGCCATTAAGCAGGTAGATGAAAAGATTCCAAATGATTTTAAAAGCGTTAAAGGGAAAATTGATAGCATGGTGGATATCATCTATTACTTTGGTCAAGCTAATCTAGCATCAATTGGAGATATCTTTAATAACTTAATGGGTGTCATTAATAGTGTTCTGGTCATAGAGATCTTAAATCAGTTAATTCAGATCGCAGATAAACTAGTTGAATTGGGTGAGGTAGAGGTTCCAACTACGATTGAAAGCAAAATAAAAAGAATCATGCAAGCTATTGAAGCTTTGGAAGGTTCAACAATCAAAGAATTAATCGGGACTTTAATTCAAGCAGCAGAATTAAAAATAGTAGAAGATTCCATAGAGACAATGACACGAATGATAAAGGGCCTTTCCACCTTAAATGAAGTTTCGTTGGATTCTGGTGGGGTGATTGGGAAAATCGAAGAAGCTCTCGCTGTCACAGAAGCCATTGCGGGTGAAGGTAGTTTGATGTCAAAAATTAAAAACTACTTTGGTTCTAAGTTTGATAAAGAAATGTTTTCAAACATGGATGAATCGGTTGAACTTATCGCCCAAATAGCTAATAAACTAACTACTTTACAAACTATTTCCTTTAACTCAGAAACACTTAAGACGAAACTATCAGAAATCATGGAAATAGGAAACCTTATAGGGGGTGATATAGGTTTATTTGCAAAACTTAAAAATGTTTTTAGTTCAAAAATAGACTCTGCTTTATTCACAGAGCTGGAAGAGTCAATTCGTGACTTGACCCGTCTAGCTGATGAGTTTTCAATACTACAAACTATTTCTTTCAATTCAAAAATTGTTGAGAAAAAAATCAATGAAATACTTGAAATAGGAGATCTAATAGGTGGAGAGGGTGGCTTTTTTGCAAAGCTAGGCAAATTTTTTAACTCAAAATTTGATGCGAGTTCATTTGTCAAGATGAATGACTGCATTTTAAGCCTAAACGAAGTTGCTAACGGATTATCTCTGTTACAAGCCGTCTCGTTTGATCCAGATGCAATTAAGAAAAAAGTGACGGACATAACCGAAATAGGAGATCTCATAGCGGGTGAAGATGGCTTTTTTGTCAAGTTAGGAAACCTCTTTAGTTCAAAATTTGATTCGGGTATTTTTACAAATATAAATGCATCTATTAATACTTTGATCCAAATGGCTAATGACTTGGTTATCTTGCAAGAAACCACGCTTAATTACTGGGCGGTTAGTCTTAAAATCGAAGAAATCAAAAACATCATCCAACAATTAAACGAATTCCAAGATTTACTCGGTTTAAAAGGGATGGACAAAACGGTATCAACGCTTGTGAATCTTGTGGAAGAGTTGGACATTTTTATCTCTAAAACGGAAATAAGCTTATCCGGACTAGAAAGTATTTCGACCGCTTTCGAATCCAATATGACGGTGATGCAAACTAGTACAGAAACAGCGATGAATGCCATTCATGAATCGGCTAAGTCTAGTATGGATGAATTGAACTCTGCCATTGAAGCGGGCATGAACACAGCTGTATTAAAAGTTGAAAGTGGTCGAGCGGAAATTGTGAACGCCGTTTCTGGATTACATGGTGAACTGTTTTCTGCCGGCCAACAGGCGATGACTGGCCTAACGGCTGGAATCCAAGCAGGTGCAGGTTCTGCCATTGCAGCAGCGCAATCGGTGGCTAATCGAGTTTCGGAAACGGTTCAAAAAGCCCTTGATATCCGTTCGCCGTCAAGAGTCATGATGGACATTGGTGTTTTTGTGTCAGAAGGTTTGGCTAACGGAATGCTTTCAGCAGAAAAATTAGTCCAAAGTGCGAGTGAGGCCCTAACAACGGCCACTATCCCAGACCAACTAGCAACGTTTTCTGCTAGTGGTGTGGTGATCAGTGAAGTACAAGTTGATGATCATGATATTTCACGTATTAAAGCATCTGCCAGTCCAACGATTAACGTCCACTACAAGCAAGTCGTTCCTCAAGTCACGGTACATGTAACAAATAACGGATCAGATCCTATCGATATTGAGGAGTTAACAGAACGCGTCGAAGAGGTCATTCTGGAGGCTTATCATACGGATTTAAGTTAGGAGGCATGCGATGGCAATTAAATTTTATTTAGAAATCAATGGGAAGCGATACATGCTTCCTGTCAATCCCGGTGCGATATCAGTTGAAGTCCCAAGCCGAAACGAATCAAATGAAGTTGTAAAATTAGGAGAAATTACGCAGTTTGCGACGAAAGGATTAAGAGCCGTTAGTTTTAACTGCTTTTTCCCTGTAAACCGAGATAGCCAGTTTATCTTAAATGGGAGTTCATTTTTGCCACCTGAAGATTATGTAACGCTTTTAGAAAAAGCGATGGATGATCAAAAAGCGATTCGGCTCATCATTACGGGTACGAAAATTAATATGCTGGTTTCTATAGAGTCTTTTAAATGGGATATAGTTGACTCTACAGGGGACGTAGAGTACTCCATCACGTTAAAAGAGTTTCAGGAATATGCGGCCAAGTATGTTAAAACAGTGGCGCAACAAGTGAGCCGCCAACCGGAACGACCCACTGTGAGCCAAGAAATCACCATCGGCTGTACCGTCATTGTCAATGGTCGACTCCATCGAGACAGCTTTGGCTCAGGTCCTGGTTTAACGGAAGTTAACGCGACTCGAAAAGTAAATTTCATTAAAAAAGGTCGTAGCCATCCCTATCATGTCACACTAACCAACGGGGGTTGGCGTGGCTGGGTAACGGCAGGAAGTGTGAGGCGGATTAAATGAATCTACAAATACTTGAAACCAGTATTAACAATCGTCAAATGTATGATATTTCGGAAATTGTCAGTGAGCCACAATGGAGCACGGGAATCCATTCTCAGCCAGGAAAATTTGAATTTTCAATGGTTGAAGACAAAAATGTGTTTTTACAAAGTGGTGACCTTATCGAAGCAAAAGCAGATGGCAAGACTTTTTTTATAGGCAAAGTTTTCATCCGCCGAAAACAAAAGTCTAAGCTGTGGAAAATAGTGGCGTATGATCAGATGCGCTATTTAAAAAATGAAGATACGATTGTGTTTGGAGCATCCAGTGCTTCAGCTAGGTTTAAAACTATTTGTGAAACTCAAGGAATGGCGTATAAAATCTTAGATCATGTTCCCTACAATTGTCCAGCGGTCGTCATGGA